TGGTGGCGCAGGTGGTAGCGGTAATGCCGCCAATGGATATGGAGGCTCTGGAGGTGAAGATGGAGGTCGTGGCGGTGGACTATATCAAGGGTCGTCGACTTATATAAATAAAGGTGGTGATTATGGTGGTGGTGGTGCAAGTGCAGACAATACTTATGGAGAGCACGGATCTGGCGCACAGGGTGTTGTAAGGATCATCTGGGGTGCGGGTCGGGGGTACCCAGCCACTTTGACTGGAGATATATAATATAAATTTATTATAGGTATATTATGATAAAAATAGCGATAATAGACTTACTAGGTCTAACATATGATGGTGATACATTAAACAGTAGAGGTTTGGGTGGATCTGAATCTGCTGTTATTCTTATGTCAAAAGAATTGGCTAAGATTGGATTTAATGTAACCGTATTTAATAATTGCCTTGACAGTCAAGCTACTCCTGGTATATACGATAATGTAAAATTTATTGACCATACACAAGCGGATACTAATGAAGTATTTGATATTGTAATATCTTCAAGATCTGTTTATCCTTTCTTTGCAAATAATCAATACGGTACAATGTGTGCAAATGCAACACATAAAGTTGTATGGATGCATGATACTTTTTGTGAAGGTGATCAACATATTGAGGATATGATTAATCAAGGTATTATTGATGAATTGTTTACTCTATCTGATTTTCATTCTACATATGTACTTAATTGTGATCATGGAAGCAAGAGAAATTTTGAAGTATTAAAACATAAAATATTTCAGACACGTAATGGAGCCGTAAAGTATATTGATGAAATTAATCTTTCTAAAAAAGACAAAAATCATTTTGTATACAATGCGTCAGTTACAAAAGGTCTTAAACCACTTCTCAATGATATTTGGCCAAAGGTAAAAGAACAAATACCGAATGCTCATTTAACTGTTATTGGTGGATACTATAGATTTAGAGAAGGAGCCGAACCAGACGCCCAAGAAAAAGACTTACACGCCTTTGAAGAATCAATATCAGAAGATCTTAATGTAACATTTACTAACGTAATACCTCAAAACCAAATAGCCGATATATTAGCAAATGCTACTTATATGATATATCCAACAGACTTTCCCGAGACGTTCGGTATATCCTCATTAGAATCTCTTTTATATAAAACACCTATCATTACATCTAGGTTTGGTGCTCTTGAAGAAACAGCAATTGACTTGGCGTGTTATAAAACTAATTATGCTTCTGTGCCTAATAGTTTATTTCCTCATATAGATGCCCAAGCTCAATCTGATATTTTTGTTTCGAAGGTGTTAGAAGCATATGGTGATGATTATCTTCTACAACAAAAACAAAACTATTGTGATGTAATTAATGATATCTATGGATGGGATACAGTAGCACTACAGTGGAAGCAGCAGTTTTATTTTAAATTAGAAAAGTATCTACCGGTAGATGACTATCGTAAGGTACAACAAATTAATGATAAAGTCAAGAGGGTTTACGGCAGAAGATTTGATAATGAAGTTGAAAGGCAAGTCTATAAAAGTTATGGTGATCAAAAAAGAATTGTAATTATATCACCGTTTTGGAACGCTAGTGATTATTTACTTGCACATTGTGAATCTATTGATCAACAAGATTACGATAATTATCTACATATATTGATAGACGATGCGTCTGATGATGTAATACCTGAATTACCCGAAAATAAAAAAAGAATATTTGTTCAAAATCCCCAAAGGCTAGGCTGTATTAGAAATCAAATGAATGCTTTTCATCGATGGGTTGAGGAGGATGACATTGTAATACTTCTTGACGGTGATGATTTTTTAGTAAGTAATAATACTATATTCCATTACTATAATCAATTATATAATGATGGAATAGAATTTACTTATGGCTCCTGTTGGAGTATGGCGGATAGCATACCTCTTATTGCACAAGATTATCCTACAGATGTTAAACTTAATAAAACATATAGAGAGCATTTATTTAATTGGAAAATACCATACACTCATTTAAGAACCTTTAAAGGTATTCACTGTAAGGATCTTAACTATAGTAATTATAAAAAAGATGGAAAGTGGTTAATGAGTGGCATGGACAATCCTTTATTTTATGAACTTATAGAAAAAGTAGATTCAGATAAAATAAAAGCTGTTAAAGAAATAACATGTTTTTATAACGACATTAACCCACTAAATGATTATAAGGTAAACCCAATGGAACAAAATCAAAACGCTGATACATCTTATGAAACATCTGAAGAAAAACATGCTCCTCATTTACTTTATAAAAAAATTGAAGAGTTGCCTGAGATTAATATTCTTATAGCGGTGCCAACAAATAAGTATATTTCTCCAGAAACATTTAAATCAATTTATGATGTAAAGAAACCTCAAAATGTTAAATTACATTTTGAATACTTTTTTGGCTATATGGTTGATCAGGTTAGAAACCTTGCCGTTGAGTGGGGTAAGAATTATGATTATTTGTGGTTTATAGATAGCGATATTTCTTTTGATGAGGGTGCTTTGATCAGACTTTTAAGTCATGATAAAGACATTGTTTCAGGAGTATATGTTCAGAGAAAAGAACCACATAATATTACTGAATTGTATCATGATACTGGTAAGGGTCAGGAGAATATTATTTGGACAGAAGAATTAAAAAACAAGGTTTTTAGGGTTTCTGCATGTGGAATGGGTTGTGTTTTAATAAAAAGACATGTATTAAAAACCATTGAGTATCCTCATTTTTATTATCAATCGGCAATTAATCATATGAATACAATTTCTGAGGATGTGTACTTCTGTAATAAAGCTAAAAAACTCAATTGGCAAATCTGGGCGGATGGTGGAGTAATATGTCATCATCATGGTGAATCAGTGTTTATTCCAACAGATGAAGAAAAAAAATAGTATAAATACATACATTATCTATTACGAGGAAGACATATGTCTGTAGCATCCAAAGATCAATTAATTGAATGGTGTAAAAGAAAACTAGGCGATCCTGTGATTGAAATAAATGTGGATGATGATCAGGTTTCTGATAGAGTTGACGAGGCGGTTGAATACTGGAGAGAATATCATTCAGATGCTACATATAGAGGTTATGTTTCACACGAGGTTACTTCTACTGACGTAGATAATGGTTATATACCAGTTGGTTCAAATGTAATCCATGTTACAAAACTTTTTAAAACAAATGAAAATCTAATTACCAGAAATATGTTTGACATCAAATATCAAATGATGTTAAATGATATTACTGACATGTATACATTTATTGGTGACCTTGCATATTACGAACAAATTCAACAATACCTGTCTTTATTAGATATGAAATTGGCTGGTACTCCACAGGTTGATTTTATAAGACGCATGGGCAGACTTTATATTCATGGCGACTTTGTTGATGGTGATATTAAAGAGGGTGACTATCTAGTATATGAAGCCTACACATATATTGATGAAACTGCACATACATCACTGTGGGATGATTTGTGGCTAAAAGAATATGCAACCGCTTTAATTAAACAACAATGGGGTGCAAACCTTTCTAAATTTGAAGGTATGCAATTACCTGGTGGTGTAATGTTAAATGGTGCCAGAATTTTTGAAGAGGCCACTAATGAAATTAATGTGTTAAGAGAAAGAATCAGAACTGATTTCGAATTACCACCAGACTTTTATGTAGGTTAATATGGCAACCAATTATTACTTTAGTCAAAAAGTTCAATCTGAACAATTATTATATGAAGATATAGTAATTGAATCCCTGCAAATGTATGGTCAAGATGTTTACTATTTACCAAGAGAAATAGTAAATGAAGATCGTGTGTTCGGTGATGATGTGCCATCAAGATTTGGATCTGCATATAAACTAGAAATGTATATTGAAAACATAGAAGGTTTTGATGGTGAGGGGGATCTTTTTACTAAGTTTGGTGTGCAGATAAGAGATCAGGCCAGTTTTGTGGTTGCAAGAAAAAGATGGACACAAACTGTAAAAAGATATGACAATGATATTACACAACCAAGACCAAGAGAAGGTGATTTAATATATCTACCATTGTCAAATTCTTTATTTGAAATTATGCACGTTGAACACGAACAACCATTTTATCAATTGTCAAATCTTCCAACATTTAAATTACGCTGTGAGCTGTTTGAATATAATGATGAGGATATGGATACCGGTGTCACTAACATTGATGATTTAGAAAAAGAATATGCATATACATATTCATTATATTTAGATTCAGCAGGTACAGGAGCAAACTTCTTTACAGTGGGTGAAAATATATCTATGACACTTGACGATGGCGTTATTATATCTGGTGAGGTAAGTGAATGGTTAGATCTTACCAAAACACTTAATGTAACACATGTAGGAGCTAATGATGGTAAATTCCACACATTTGTTCCGGGTAAATTGGTTGTAGGATCTAATGGTTCAATAAGATTAAGTACGGTTAGTGAAGTAAATCAAATTGCCGAAAATGAACAGAATTCCGATTTCGAAAGTATTTCAAGTGGTTTCTTAGACTTTAGCGAATCAAACCCATTTGGAGATCCTAATGACTGATTTATTTGATTTTGGTTTTACAGCAGTAGATGAATCTGAACTTGAAGCCGTACAAGCATTAGGTGCTACTGCTAAAGAAGTTGAAGCTGCTGCATCATCTACTCAAGAAAAACTTGATGCATTATATAATGCTATTGTTCCTCTATTAAACAATTTAAAAAAGAATCCCGAAAAAGAATATATTCTTTGGCCCAATAGATTGGAAAAAGTAGAACAATTCGAAACTCATCTGCAGTCAATATATAAAGGTTAATTATGTTTACTTACTTTTATCATCAAAAGTTTAGAAAAGCTGTGGCTGCGTTTGGAACGTTGTTTAACAACATATATGTATTGCGTAAGAACAGCTCTGGTGAGGTTATAAGTCAGGTAAAGGTTCCTTTGTCATATGCCCCTAAGAAAGCATTCTTAGATAGAATTAGAGAAAATCCCGATTTAGTAAACAATACTAAAATTGCAGTAAAATTACCTCGCATGTCTTTTGAAATTATTTCAATAGCATATGACCAGGGTAGACAGTTACAAAAAACAAATACTTTTACTCAAACCGGTTCAGCCGCAGATTTAAGAAATAAATTCTATAGTTTTGTACCATATAATCTTACTTTTCAGTTAAGTGTATATGCCAAGAACCAAGATGATGCATTACAAGTAGTGGAACAAATATTACCATACTTTAATCCCCAATATAATTTGACTATGAAACCCTTTGCTGATTTTCCAAATGTAAAAGAAGATATTCCAATTGCTCTTAACAGTGTTGACTTTACGGACGACTATGAAGCACCGTTAGAGCAAAGAAGAACCATCATATATACTTTAACATTTGATATGAGAGTAAACTTTTATGGTCCAATTAATGAGACTGGTGTTATTAAAACATCTCTGTCTAATCTTTATGAAATCCAAACCGGAGATGATTCTGATCGCCAAATTGGTAAAATAAGGGTAAGACCTAATCCGTTTGATGTAAGTGCTGATTCTGATTTTGGATTTACCGATTCATCGGATTATAGCTATATTTTTGATTTTGATAGTACATAGGAGCTATTATGGAAAACAGAATTTGTAGAAGTTGTGGTCATTCTTGTCATTGCCCAGAAAATACTGTCGGCAGTAAGTTTGAATCAAGTCGAGAGGCGTCAGAAGTTGATGTCATAAAATGCCTGGATCATGATACCATTGATGGTAATGAGTGTACATGTACCGAATGTGATTGTAGTGATGAATGATAAAGCAGATAATGATTTTGAATATTCCAGGAGAATATATCATGACCTCTTAGCAAAAGGATCTGAGGCTTTAGATGATATGATGGATGTTGCAAGAGCCACAGAACATCCAAGAGCATTTGAAGTATTATCTAATATGATGAAGAACATGGGTGATATAAATGGCTCTCTTTTAGATTTACATAAAAAACATAAAGATTATCATAAAGAAGATAAACCGGCGGAACTAGCCAATCAAACTACTAATAATGTGTTTATAGGTTCTACTAGTGATTTACAGCGTATGCTTTTAGATAATGATGAGGATAAGGTAGTTGACATTAGCGATTACAAGAAAGATGAATGACACTTACCTTGGTAATGCAAATATTAAAAGAGATGGTGTTCTACATAATTTTACAGCCCATGAGGTAAGTGAATATAGAAAGTGTTTAAAAGACCCATCATACTTTGCTTCTACGTATTGTAAGATTATTCACGTTGATAAGGGCTTAGTAAATTTTCAACTGTATCCATATCAGGAGGATATGTTTGATCACTTCACCAACAATAGATTTAGCATTGTACTCGCTTGTCGCCAGTCTGGTAAGTCTATTAGTTCTGTTGCCTATCTACTTTGGTATGCGATATTTCATCCTGAGAAGGTTATTGCGATTTTGGCCAACAAAGGAGCTACAGCCCAGGAGATGCTCGGACGAGTAACTCTAATGTTAGAGAATCTTCCATTCTTTTTACAACCAGGATGTAAGGCCCTCAATAAAAGATCAATTGAATTTTCAAATAATAGTAGAATTGTATCAGCAGCCACTAGTGGTTCATCTATTCGTGGTATGTCTGTTAATCTTCTATATCTTGACGAGTTTGCATTTGTTGAAAATGCAGCTGAGTTCTATACATCAACCTATCCAGTTATTTCATCTGGTACAGAAACTAAAGTAATAATTACGAGTACAGCTAATGGGATCGGTAATCAATTTCATAAAATCTGGGAAGGTGCAGTCCAAGAAGTCAACGAGTTCAAGTCCTTTAGAGTTGACTGGTGGGACGTCCCTGGTCGTGATGATAAATGGAAACAACAAACTATATCTAACACGAGTCAATTGCAATTCGACCAAGAGTTTGGTAATACATTCTTTGGGACGGGAGATACGCTTATAAATGCTGAGACTCTAATGAGTTTCAGAGCTATGCCCCATAAAAAACTTTTAGAAGGAAATAGTGTCTGGATTTATAGTGACCCAGAACCCGGCCATCAATATGTAATGGCAGTAGATGTTTCGAAAGGAAGAGGACAGGACTATTCTACTTTTAATGTAATCGATATTAGCACTAGACCCTTTAAACAGGTTGCTGTATATCGCAATAACCTTATCTCTCCATTACTCTTCCCTAATCTTATATATAAGTATGCAAAATTCTACAATGATGCTTGGGTAGTAGTAGAATCAAATGATCAAGGGACAATTGTTTGTAATGGTCTTTATTATGATTTAGAATATGAGAACCTACATGTTGAGTCAACAGTTAAGGCCAATAGACTTGGTATTGAAATGAATCGTAAGGTAAAACGTATTGGATGTTCTGCAATTAAAGACTTACTTGAATCTAAAAAATTAGAATTAGTAGATCAACATACTATATTAGAAGTATCAACGTTTGTATCTAAGGGTACATCATATGAAGCATCAGAAGGCAACCATGATGATCTAATGATGAATTTAGTAATGTTTGCTTACTTTGCAATTGGTGATTATTTTTTACAATTAACAGATGTAAACATTAAAGATATGATGTTTAAGAACCAAATGAAGGCAATTGAAGATGATGTCTTACCATTTGGATTTGTTGATGACGGTATTGAAAATGCAGAAATGGAAGATGCAAGAGATGTCTGGGCTACACAACAATTTGTGACAGACTGGGAAGATATTCACTAAATATATAAAACTATAAATATACGTAATTGAATTCCGTATTATGTAAAACTTATAATTCGATTACTGGAAAAGGAAGAAACATATGGCAATATTCGCTCCATCCGAATCACCTGCTGTAATCGTCAAGGAAGTAGATCTAACTGGTGGCGTTCCAAACGTCCAATCTACTACTGGCGCATTCATGGGTGAGTTTCGCTGGGGACCGGTAGAAAAAGCGACCCTAGTAAGCAATGAGGCGGGTCTTGCTTCTACCTTTGCAGCCCCAGGCGCGACGACAAATGTTGATTTCCTATCTGCCGCTAATTTTTTAAGATATGCTAATTCACTACAGGTTACACGAGTTGTTGACGCAACAGCTGCGAACTCAGTTAACTCAGGTGGTACAGCAACTCTAATTAAGAATAACGAGCATTGGGAAAACAACTCAAGTTACACAATGGATTCTGATAACAGAATCTTTGCAAAATATCCAGGAGCCGTAGGCAACTCACTAAGAGTTGTGGCTACAGGTTCAACTGGTTGGGCCAACTGGCCCTATAAGGCTAATTTTGATGGTGCACCTACAGGCACAGAACGTCATGTTCTTGTGCTTGATGAAGATGGTGTAATCACA